CAGCTCTACGACCTATATTGTCCTTAGCTCTACCTAGTGGACCGCGTGTGCTCTTAAATCTACCTTCAAAGTCAGCAAGTTTACCTTTACGCTTGGCGGCTTTACGCATCGCCTCATACTCTTGCTTAGTATAAGGTCTGCCCGTTTCTTTATCAATATACCCGTTTTTGAATGCCTGCTGACGCTGCTCTGTAGCGGCATTCTGTTTGCCCAAATTCTGGAACATGCCCATGACCATTCTTGCGTCAGTCACAAGTTTCCATGGTCTCATCAAATAGCGGAGACCCATCAAGCCTCCAGCAAGTTGAAGTATTCCACCTACGAAGCGGAATCCCCTCTTAATACCTGACTCATTGAATCCACGACCAAAGATATTGGTCAGTCCATCCATGATTGAGCCTATTGCAAGGCTCGTCAATTTGAAGACGAATTTGCCTATCGTCCAAAATAGTTTGGCGACCTTTACGATCTTATCGCCATTCTTACTTAACCAGTCTAAGGCACCAAATACAATAAAATATTTGAAGATGGTCCCTAAGAATCCCATCAACTTACTGAAGAAACCCATCGGTTTCTTCATTTTCTTCTTACCTTTTTCTACCTCTTTCGGCACCTCCTTCGCCATTTCCTCGGAGGCTTGCTCTGCTACCTTTCTCTTCTTTGTTGCTCTCTTCTTCTTGAGAAAGTTTTTAACCCTAGACCACAAAGAGACTTCTTTCTTTACATCATCCTCAATCTCTTTTACATCTGCTCTACCTTTATCAGAAAAGAATTTTGTCTGAAATTCTAATAGAGTTGTAGTCTCTTTTAAGTTTTGTCCGACTCCTTCTACACCACTACCAATTCTATTGAAAGATAAGCGCAAGGCATTAAAAGACTGACCAAAGTTGGTTTTACCCGTCATTGGTTTGATCTTTACAAACTTTCTAATAGTTGCTTCTGCCATTAAAGTGACATTCGTGATTGATCTTGTTTCTGGCGTCTTTCCTCTTCAGCGAGGTGAGCCAATAAAAGATTCACATATACATCTCTTTCCCAAGGCATCAGATTTTCAATCTCTGTGAGACTGTATTTGTGATGCTGCACTAATGCAAAGTTAGTCTTGTAGTAGTTTTCAAGACTATTATGCATTAGGCTTAGGCGAAAAAAGCCGCTAGTCCCTCAAGTTTAATTTCATTATCTACACCTGTCTTAGGATTCTTGACATTCAAGGTATAAGACAGTTTGGGCATAGTTTCAAAGAATGTCTGAATCTTAGCAAATTGATCAGAATTCAGATTCTCAAGAAACTCGATTGCTTCTGCTTTCGTGAAATCAGTGTGAATTTCTTCGGTGTCGTATACTGCCTCAATACACTGCGCAGCAAGATCAAAGATATCATCTAGATCTGCTTCATCTTTCATGTTTTGGTTGATAAAGAGATCCAGTGAAGGATACTTCATCTTGATACCAATATCATCATTGAGCATGATCTTCTGCTTGTGTCCTTCAGGGATGTTGAGCTCAACTTCCTCTAGAGGGACTTGTACTTCGACCATTGTTGTGTCATCGTCAGGGCAAGTGACTTTGAATTCACTCACTTCAGCAACCGCTTTAGAGCGAATGCGAAGGAAGATATACTCAATCTCAAAAGTGGCAAGTGACTCAATTTTTTGTTTCAGGTTTGTGCAGTTTTTGATGATAGTCTTAACTGCTTTAACCATCTGTTTCTCATCTTGCGATTCCATTGCAAGATATAGTAGTTTCTCTTCTTTTACAAGGAAAGGTCTATAATTAACCTTTTGACCAGTAATCGGAAGTGTCAATTCATATTCAGGAATTGCAAGCTTAGGTAAAGGCATAATACTCCATACTATTAAATCTATTTAGATGCCATATCTGGCGACATCTGACTGTGCCATAGGAATACCCAATGTCCTAGCGACATCGGAGAATTGGTTAACAACACGATCAGCTTTGTTTGCATCAAAGGAGATATTCTCCGATACAGTGTCAAATCTATATCTCTCATAGTAGAATTTAACATCTACCTTGATGAGATCTGTGGGTCCGTTAGTCAAACTCATAGCAGACATGTCATAAGGAAATGCCCCATACATCTGCCACACACCAGTGACTCTATTTAAGCGAAGCTCTGCATCAGTCAAAGCGTCCTTATATTTAACACCTGACCCAGACTCCCACTTACTTATAATAATGTTAGTTGTATATTGATCATACAGTGTAACACGATTTTCTGCGTCTGATGCAGTGTAATTCATCCATCTTTCAAAGAATGTGCGTGCATACATGTCCTTTGTAAGGATGAATGAGAATGCTGCATCACCAAAAGCGGTGTCAGTGGCAAAACGACGCATTGCACCAACGTCTCTAACTTGACCTGTAGTAATTCTCCTGCCAGGAACAGTTACAGAATCCGCGAAATAGTTGATAGTTTCTTGGTATTCTTTGAAATCAAAGTTTTCGTTAGCACGCAGCACAGGAGGTATCCCGATAAACACGGAAAATAGGTTAGACCTCGATGGCTCCTTGGCACCAGATGCTACAAGATCATAAAACCTCCTAAAACCATTAGGCTCTGAATATGCCATTTATAGGCGACTCCATATGTGATTTGAAGGGACATCAACCCATCGTCCTAACACATTAAACACGAATTGCTCAATGGGGAGGGGAGTCATATCGCGTAACTCGATCCTCGGGACGACTTTTACATTACTACAGTTGGATATAAAGTATTTATGATGGCATCTGGCAGGATATGCTTGACCACCGTCTGCCCATGACTCACAGATGCCTTTTCGGGCACTCGGTGCTAAATAGTGCACGTTGCCACCACTGAATTGACCCATTGGAGTGTCTAAATCACTTATTTGCACCAGTGGAAACCTATCATACCATGGCAGATTCCCTCTAGGGTTGGCGGCATTGTAATTGAAAGTGATAATATCACCTGGCGTAAACCCGCCAGTATAGTCCTCCAGACCGTAATAGAGTTGACTACGATACCAGTCTTTTGATTGGGTCTTACCTTCAGCAAGATCTTTTACGTCTTTGAAGATGCTCATACCTTTAATTCTTTTTCGGTGAGTATCATAAATTCCATACGGCGATCAGCACAATATTCTCGTGCTGCTTTCCATTTTGCATCATTTACTGCATAAGTTTTAACCTCAGTGAGGTATTTCTTAGTTACCCTTTTTTGTTTTTTGGGTATTTTAGTCTGCGAGAGCGGTTTAACTTCGATAATGAACTTCTTAATCCTTCCGTGCCTGGTTCTTGCTCTGACGTAGAAATCGGGATAATAGCGATGAATCCGATTATCAACAGGGCTGACATAGGGGATAATAATCTCTTCACTGCCCCATTCAAGGATGTTTTCATTTTTATCACACCAAACCATGAATTTTCTTTCCCACAAAGACCTATAAATAATATTGGTAGGGTCACCCTTATATTTTGAGATATTTGAAGGTCTAAACTTTCCCGAGTAACTCATGAGCCAAATATTGGTATTTCCAAAGTCCAAACCGTATGGACCTACGTCTACAAACAGTCGTCAGGCGATCAAACCTGATGCGCAGTTTCCGACTGAGGTGATCGATTATCTGAAGATCGATATATACGATTCTCAGAGTGAGGACAATAATCCATATAATTATGTAGGTGGAAACGGTAGATCTAGAAATAAGGGATTTGGCGGATCTATCAAACAAGAGATTTATCTATATCTTCCTAACCAACTCGCTGAATCTTATAGTGCAAGATATAACTTGCAAGCACTTGGAGAAGTGGGATCAGGTGCTGTTGGTTTGGCAGGAGACATGATTGCTGCTGGTGGTATCTCTGATGACTTCGGCTCAAAGGTTGAATCCATGGCAAAAGCAGCGAAACCACAACTAGGTTTTGCTCTGGGTGCTCAAGCAATCAGCACTATTGCAAGTGCTACAGGTGGATCAGCAAGTCTGACACCTAATAGTCTATCAGCACTAACTCAGAAGAAAATCTTCAACCCATACGAAGAAATGGTGTTTGAGGGTGTTGATCCTAGACAACATTCATTTAATTTTACGCTTGCACCTAAAACTGCATCTGATGTTGTCACTATCAATGAAATTATTCAGTCACTCAGAAAAGCAATGTTACCTGCCTATGGTACAGGAGCTGGCAGTGAAAATAGGTGGCTAACTATACCTGATTACTTCCGTTTGAGCATTGTCAGACATAAGTCAAGTGGAGAGCAGGAAGAAATCGTATCACCTAACAGTGGTGATAAAGGAGGAGTCCTTCAAAACCTCATGAGATTCCCTGTTAAGTGTGTGTTGGGTGGTATGCAACTCAATCTTGCACAGGGTGGTAATTATGCTTCTCTACAATCTAGAGCAGGTGGTGACGAAACATATGATTTTGGTCCTGTTGCTTATCAAATGCAACTGACTTTCAAAGAAACTGGTCTCCTTGTCAGAGACTTCTTCGAGGATTCTAATGTCTAATTACTTTACATTCTTACCTAATGTCTATGTTAGAAACTCGTCTTATAGACGTGATAACGTAGATCCCTATGTCTTGGCGAAGAATATCTTTCGTAGAATTAAGATTAGAGATAATCTAGATGATGTAGTATTGGGTTTTGAGCAGTATACGGTCCCTAACAATGAAAGACCTGATCAGACTGCTTGGAAGTTTTATGGCAATATGGCGTATGACTGGGTGGTGTTGATCTGTAATAACATCATCAATGTTTACGATGAATGGCCCATGACAGAGGATGAGTTATATAAGTTTGCTTCTACTCATTACTCAAATATCGACGATATCCATCATTGGGAAACTCAAGAAATTAAGTCACCTAGGGGTGATATTATGCTGAAATCAGGAATGACTGTTTCTGAGACTTTCACATATAATCGTCCTGACGGCACACCTGTCCTAAAAGAAGATTTACTGTTTCCAGTAACTAACTGGGAATATGAAGTTAGAGATAATGACTATAAACGCAATATTTACCTTTTAAGACCTCAATATCTAACCGAATTTGTAGAGGAATTCCTCAATCTTTGCGAATATCTTCCAAATAGCGAAGTTGATGAAAATGGCGATAAAGTCACTCAAGGTGCTGTTAGAGAAGTCTTCAAAACAGTCAAAGACGAGTATTCTACAGATATTGGAAATATCCCATCTGTCGAGTTTGCTGCAACTGGCGAATATACGTCTAGGACGTTTACACGCGAATCTCTCGGTATTGGTGAAGGTCAGACACTTGCTGATGGCACCACAACCGTGACTACAGGTGCTGCTGGCACTTCATCAGGCACTACATCAAACACTTCATCAGGCACTACATCTCAGGCAGGAACACAAACAACCACTGAAACTAACCAATACGGGTCAAGTAGTGGTCAGTCCAGTGGCACTAATCTGAGTCAGGGTTATGGAGGAGGATATTAACTTTTCTTCTTTAACTTAAAATATTCCTTATAATAACGGTTGCACATTTTTCGTAGGATTTCATGATCCTCGGTCCAACCGTATTTTTTTGTGTATGTGCACGCTCCTTCCATTTCACTAATAAGGAGCAAATAGTCAACTGGTCTAATCTCGTTGTCTCCAGTCATCAGGTTTATCGCGTCGAAACCAATCTTCAATATCGTCAGCGGACTCAAATGTAGTGCGATGACGTGTTGGATCTGGATCTCCCAAACCCATCTTATTCAAAAAATCGTCTGTCCCCCCTTCCTCTACATCTGGATTTGCAGCAAGGCGTCTGGCATTGGTTAACCAGTTACGAGCAGTAGTATGGCGTTTTGCCAATTTCTCTGCCCAGATCATATCTTCTAATGGGACTTCTTCATTACTAGCAATGCAGCGGCAAATGCCTTCAAGACGAAGGCGGTAGGCGGTTGACAGCATATTAAACGCGCAGTTTGGATTCTAGGTCTTCGAGTTTATGATACTCGGCATGTGCAGCGTCTTGGCGCTCACACACAATATTTAGAATATCTTGCATGATAACATCATTATCTATGCCGTCATCAAGATATTTGTAGATTGATTCTTTAAGATACCTAAATCTATGCCATTCGGGCGAATAAGGTTTGTAGTGTGTCATAGTAAATTTGCAAAAACCCTGAGGACCAAAAAATACCCCGAATTTTTTTTCGACCTTCCTGTGAACGGAAAGTGAAATAATATATGGGGTCAGTGAATGAGTCCTTTCTCTTTGAGGTAATGCAGTGCATCTTTCATGCCACCGATGTGTCTAACACCGAAAGCGACTTGAGGATAGTGTGCATCACCACCAAACTCCATTTGAAATTGTTGCTTGGTGAAATCTTTGTCAAGCATGTATACTCTTCGCTTGACGTTAGTATTCTCTAGAAGTGAGAGCAGTCTCTCACATTCTTGGTTACCATTTGTGTAGACAATAGCTTCGGTCAACAGCGCCTCCATTCTAGTTCGGACCATCGTCTCATGTAACCTGATCTATAGTAATTGCCAGGCACCCACATCTCACGGTGGACTACCACTTCACAACGTCGTCTAGGACGATGATAGTGGTGGTGACCATAGTCATAATGATAGTGGTGGTGGTGATCGTCTTGGAATGGCTCCCAAAACTCCTTCCAAGTGAGTGCGTTGGCAGGTTGGACAGAAAGAATCCCCAACACAGCAGCACCAAACAGCAGTTTCTTTTTGAGAGCACTGCGTCGCTTCTTTGCTTGCCTCAATGCTTGAGGTTTCAAAGTGCGTTTCTGGTCTTTGCCAGAATTATGTTGCCAGTTGGGGAGTTTCATTAGTCTTCTTGTGCTAGAGCAGCGAAGTAATCTAGATCAGGTCCGTCGTCTGCTTTATTCAACTCTTCAATCTTAGCACCAAATCCACTAGGTGTGGGGTCAGGTTGTACCACTGCGTTAGGTGTCATAATGTCATCAGAGTTGAAGAGATCTTCTTCTGACTCATCACGTTGACGCACTGGTTGAGAGCGCTTGTTGAGCACCATGTTAAGACGCTCTTCAAGTTTCTCATAAGATTTGAAGTTACTTGAATCAGTAAACTCTTTCAGAGAATACTGTTGCTTCCAGATCTCCTCAAGTTTTTCATCATCATAAGATCCAAGGATGCTTGCAGAAGCAAACTCAGACTTGTCATAATTCCAGTAACCACCAATGGTCTGGATCTTGATCTTGAAGTCTGCACCTTTCCACAGATCGAAAGGATTGATAGGTTCTTCATCTTCAAACTGAGGTTGCATAGCAGAGACGATCTTGTCATGGATCTTCTTACCATACTTATAGAGGAAAACCTTACCCTCATTCTCAGGATGCAGAGGATCTTTCACAACATAGATGTTGCTGTAGTAAGAGAGTTTACGCTTCTGTTTGCGAGCAATCTCTTTGTCTGCATCAATACCGCTATTCCACAGCGTGCGATTCAACTCACCAACAGGATCTTTTTGACCCAGAGTAGTGAGAGAGTTTTCAATATACCATCCACCAGGACCTTGGAATGCGTGACTCCACACTTGTGCCCAAGGAAGGTCTTCACCCTCAGGCTCGGGGAGGAAACGGACAACAGCATAACCGTTGCCAGACTTGTCAACCTCTGGTTTCCAAAGACGCTCGTCGGGACCAGCACCTTGAGGTTTAGACATCTTCTCAATCTGCTGGGTCAGTTTAGAAAACGATCCAGACTTAGATTTAAGACTTGAAAAGGACATTTGTATTTCTCCGTTGTAGTTTGTATTTGGCGTGTGTGCCACCGTATTATGATGGCATATTATTTAGTCGTTGTCAAGGTCTTTCTTGATGTTATAACGCCATGTCTGTAGTTTCTGCTCCATCTGATCCAGAATTGTGAGCAAACTGTGACCGCCGCTATAGACCTCTGACATGTGGTCGATGCGAGACTTAAGGAAACCAACTTCCTCACTCTCATCGCCAGGTTCGATACCATGTGACGCTAGTGCGAGGCGAGCATAGAATACTTTCTGTTTCGCAATCAACTCTAGGGTCTTCTCGATGTGATCCAGTCTCTCCTTGGGAGAGAATTCAGCAAGACCTGCTGACATTTTCAACAGATCTGTATAAGTTTTTTGAATGTCTTGTAACTCTTCGACTACGACATCTGATTTGAAAAATGATTCCTCACTCATAGGTTAAGGACTCCTCTACTCGTGCGTTTAATGTAATTAAGTTGTTGGGCATCCCACTTGATCTTATCTTTCAGGGGTCGAGAGATTAGTTTGTTAACAGTTTCAACCTCAATCTCATACTCTTCACAGATAGATGTAACTGCTTCAATATAATTGATAAGACCATCACTTTCTTTCACTAGGTGCTCAACCAGTGAGGTGAATTTGCCTTGTGTCATAAACTTCTCTTCAATTTCTTTCATTTACAGAACCTTGATGTCTAGATGGGATACGCCAGAAGAATTGATGTATCCATCTGGAAATGCATTTGCTGCAATAGTAATTCTATCATAAGCAGCACTGTTTGGCGCTGCTCGATGCCTAATCATTGGAGGAAAGACAATATACTTGCCTGGTTCAGTGGACTCTTCATGAGTGAGGAAAAACTTATCCTCATCCCACTCACCCCAAGGCCAGATGTTTGTCTTATCGAAGTAAGGATTAGGCCAAAACCATTTGGTTTTATCTTGCTCAAGACCACTCACATAGTAGTTACTGCTAACAAAACAGTTAGCATGTGTATGATCGTAAAAGAATTGCCCTGGTCTATTTAGATGAGACCATGCAGAGTTAATCTTGAGTCTGTTATCCATGCCCATATCTTTGGCAACTTCATCCAAGCATTGATCAATCCATACAAACAGATTAATCAACTCAGGATGTGGATGTCTATGTAAATCGCTACCACCGTAACCATTCTCGATCACTCCATCCCAGATCATATTAGATCCATTAGGACGATAGTTAAGAGTCTTACATGCTTCTTCTACTCCCTTGATGTCACCAGGAAAATAGAATCTATAAAATGGAATGCCTAAGAATGTATCTTTCATTTTGTATTATTCACATAGTAACGATACTCTTCGATCCAATCGATAAGAGTATTGATGTAGGGCACCTTGTCATGCTTCTCAACGACCTGCACCTGTCCATCCTCTGCCACAGATAGTGTGACGAGTTTGTCAACTTCAACACCAGTCATCTCGTAATACATGTAGGCATATGCTGCCTCCTGCACAAAGAATTTCTCTAGGTGCTCTTCCTTCTTGAGATTCTTTGTAGTCTTAAAGTCAATGATTGCTAGAGAGTTATCAAACTCAGCAATGCAATCAACCCGACCAGCAATCCCCAACTTAGCACTATAAAGAGGGGCTTCAAGAGCATGTATGTTAGAAATACGATTAAGAGTCTCACGAGCAGACCTGAAAAGGTAAGCGGGAAGACCCTCGCTTTCTTCAACTTTTTCCAATTCATTGTTAAGGTAGTCCTCCACGATACCATGATACTTTGTGCCACGCCAAGATGCTGCACGACGCACACGCTCCGCTTCAGTATAACCTACTCTCTTCTCCCATGCAAGGATACCTGCCTTTGTATTATGAGAAACGACGGTAGTCACACTAGGCAACCAACCGTCGTCTATCTTATAGAAACGTCCATAGGGTAGAGTCCTGCTCTCCAACTCACCGAGTGGTTTAGCAGGACCAACATGTGTAAACATCATTAAACATATCCAAGATTGTGTTTTGCAATTAGGTATTCTTTGACCAGACCAGACCTCACAATGTCATCGATGCCAAACTCAATGCAACAGAATGACTCCATTGCTTGGGCGATCTTGAGGAAGTCAAGGACTCCACTCTTTTCATGCTTTTTAACTAGGTCTGACTGTGCGTAGTCACCTGAGAAAATGATTCTAGAATCCTGTCCGACACGAGTGATGATTGAATCCAACTCGTGGAAGTTAAGGTTACTAAACTCATCCACAATAATAACACAGTTGTCAAGTGTGGTGCCACGAAGGAATGATGTAGACCAGAAAGAGATAGTCTCTTGAGTCCTGAGATTTGCATACAGATTCTCAAAAGAATTATCATCTGGCATCTCAAACATAAACCTGACCATATTCTTATAAGGAATCTGGTAAAGGTTACTCTTATCCTCGTGATCACCAGGCAGGAAACCAATCTCTCGTGTTGGCACAAGAGACCTCACCATATAAACTTTGTCGTATGGTGACTGTGGATCTAGCACCTGTTGTAGTGCTAGGTAAAGACTGATGAATGTTTTACCTGTGCCAGCAGCACCATGAAGAATAAGGTGCTTGCCCTCAGCATAACAATCAAAAACTTCTTTTTGATGATCAGTTAGAGGCTGAATAGTTTTCAGGTGATCTAAATTAATCGGTTTACGTCTCTTCATTTGCTTATTACTCATACCAAACGGGACGGGAGACTTCTTACGAGGCATAGGTTATCAGGTATAGCGACTAAGGTTACCACCAGGGTGTTTTGCTTGGATTTTCTGCATCACCTCTTTGAATCCATCAGATTGTTTGGGTTGACCATAGGTAGTGCCAGCGACACCCTCCATCCAGTCTTTATCCCAATCAGGATTTTCATCCTTCCAATCACAGTATTCTTTCATGGTCATGGAGAGAGTCTTTTTCTCTCCAGTTTTTTTATTTATTACAGGGTAAGTAGGCATTAATCGATCCTCAAACAGGGTTGAAGGTCATCCCATCCATCAGGACAACCACATTCTTCTTTGTCTTCACACCAGTCAAGTGCTTTAGCAACAGTAGGAAACTGACATGCGAAGTGTTGCTTACACAACTGAGCAATATCCATGTGCTCCTTCTGTGTGCCATTAGCACACCTCAATTCAATATAATGGATCCATGAACGCACAGATCCTGTCATGAAAATTCTTGTGGGCGCGGCGAGGGGAAGCACAAAACGAGC